CTTCCTTTGAAGTTTCACCGTATTGCTGGCTAACTTTTTGAAGTTCCGCAACGGCCTCTTTATATTGTGACTTTAAACTTTTGCTATTGTCTTGAATTTCTAATTCTATTGTCCTTTTTTCTGCCATTTGGATTTTCTTATTTCTTGTTTAAATATCTTTTTTACGTTGCTTGTTAATTCGTGTTTTCCCTTTGCCACGTCCACAATTTCAGACACGCCGTAAAAATTACCCGTTTTTAATAGTTCTAAAATTAATTCTATCATGCTTGTTGAATAATAAATAAATAATCAATTAATGTATTCCCGTCTCGGTTATTTATAGTTATGGTTATTGTTATTGTGCGTTCTATTCCCGTAGTGTTTGCTGGTAAGCATATCGTAACGAATCCACTCGTTGTTAACGGGTTCGGACTCATTGTAACACCGGCTAAACTACTTGTTAAATCAGCAAATGAATTTCTTTGTATGTTAATTAAATAGCTGTAACACGCTGCTAACGAACTAACCGTATTTATTAACGGTGGATTAACCGGCCTAAAATCTAAATATAAACTAAAACTAACATCTCCCGTTCTTAGGTTTGACTTCATTTCGTTTATTATATATCTTTTATCGCGAATAATTAACCGATCATTCAAGTTCAAATTTGTTAAAAGTGAAATTGGTAAATTAGTTTTTATATTAATTAAACGGTTTTTAATATTGTACAAATTAGTCAAATATCCAAAATAATATTCCGCAAATAAACTGTTTGAAATTGGAACGTTTAAAAGCGTGCTTTGATCCGCGCTAAAATTTAAAGAATGATTTACACCTTGTATTAATGCGTCTTGGCCAAATGGCATATATTCAGTTACTGAAACGTGCGTAGTTCCATTCCAAAATTTAAAGCTGCATGGCTGTTGATCGTACATATAAAGTAATGTAGGCTTCGGTACGTAGCTTTGAAATGTTTCGTTTAAATGATACCCAACTTGTAATTCAGTACCCGTAAATTTTTGAAACATTAAATTTTCAAATGGAACATCTACAGAATATTCTCCGCCGTCGTAATCAAAACTTGAATTTGTATTACCGTAATCTCTGAAGTATAAACTTTTAAAGTTTTTATTCATGAAACTTTCGCTTTCCAAATATTTAAACGAAATCTTTTTATACAACTTTATACGATCAACATCAATCGAATCTATATCAGTATATTTTGTAATATCTACAATTGCACCTGAATTATACCATTCGTCCAACGGTTGTAAAGTAAAATTATTTACTGAAGTTCCAAAACAAGTAAGGTTGAATTCTTTTATTATTCCTGAAACAAAATCGGAAACTTTAATTTCAGGTGCTAACGTTGCTAAATCTACTTTACCCGAAAAAGTTTGATTTGCTGAAGTTGTTGTATAAGTTGTTGTATTTGTGCTTACTGTTCCACTTACAATTACGTTGTACGTTTGTTCGTACGTCATGTTTGCATTATAAGTAATATTTTCACTCGCTCGAACTTTTACAATAACAACTGAATTTAAGCCGGGTATATTTTGTTGATTTAAAACCGTGTACGTTGCTGAAGCGTTACCTACTCGCGTTATTGTGTTGGAATAAGTACCGTTAATAAAAACATCAATGTACATTGTTACGGTTGCCGAAGAAACTGAAGCGATTGTAATTTTTGTTACATGAAATAAACTATTTGGAATTATTACTTGTCCCGCTAAAATTTCTAAGTAACTATAATTTAAAGTATTGTTTGTTGTGTCAAAATAATTACCTCCTCCAGCTGAATAACTTAATATTTGAACTTGCAAAGGTTCGGTAACAAAAACTTTTCCTAATACATTTTTAAGCAATAAAAAACATTTTATAAAACGTTGGTCGCTCATCCACGAACCCGAAAAAGTAATTCCGTATTTTGTTCCAATAGCTTCGATTATTCTACGTACACTTAATGCAGGAAATAACTCACTGAAATAAATAGGGTACGCGTTTTGAGTAATATCATAAGTTCCAGCCCCGCTAATAGTCCAAAGATTTTTCCAACTAATTAACGGGTAACGAACATCATAAAAAATTGAATCGTCTGTTATTCTATTTAAAACTTCTGCAGCTGTATAAATATGCGAATATCCGTTTAATTCTTTTACGTCACTTAATTTATCTTCTCCAAATTTATCTTTTAAGCTCAACAAATCGCCGTAAAATGTTATCTGGTAATTATCCGCTACTCCTTTTTTAATGTTTGATTTTTCTAAACTTATTTTTCCTGTTCGAAATGGCGTTAAATCTATTTCAATATACGCGTTTCTTTTTATTGAATGATCTATTGTACTATCTACGTCCGATTGATAAAAGTGTTGAAATATCGCGTTGTTTAATGGGCTTGCCGGTACGCTGAAACTTAAACTAACATCCGTAAAAACTTTTGAAATATCTGCAATGTTTTGGATCGTCGAAGTAACTTCAATTGTTTCATCGTTAAATAATTCTACTTCTTGAAAATCTCCGCTTTCAAAAATTGGTTCAATGTATATTTGTACTTTGCGTTCCATTACACAACTGAATTAATTACGTCGAATGCGAATTCGAATTCCAACGAATAGTTAATCATTTTTGTATTTATGCTTTTAAACAATTCAGTAGATTTTGAATTCAATTTAGCCGGGTAATTATTAATAATAATTTTTTCGCTTAACATTATTTGCCGTAAAAGTTCATTGTAACTTTCATCAACCCAATCCGTGTTTACTTTAATTGATTTTTTACCGTTGTTATTGAATACTTGCCTTTGTCCCTGGATCACGTTATAATTTGTGGCCGTTTGCATTAAATTATATTCCGTACTTTCTACCGTTAGCGTGTCATTACTCGCAGCATAAAACCAAGTTCTTTGCCAGCATCCGTATTTATTTACAAAATCACAAAGTACCGCATCGTATTTACAATTGCTTTGTGGCTTAAAAGTACCCGTCCAAATAACGGCATCTCCTGAATCTAAAATCTCTAAAGTATTTCCACTACTGTAATAACTTGGATATACTCTTAAAACGTCTATTAATGCGTTATTCGTTAATGTTTGCGTATACGTGGCGCCTGAAACTAAATTAGTGTACTTTGCTTTGTAGCTTGTCGCGGTTTTTACCATTATAAACCCCGCGCGGAAAGTAGCGAATACACTTGGATTTAAACCTTTGTTGTAATAAAAAGTTCCTTCGTCGTGTAAAATATCGTAATTTAAACTTGGGTTGTATCCTTGTTCATAATATCCAAAACCGTCGTAACCTTTATAATCGGTTGTATCTAATAAAGTATAAGTTCCCGAAGCTAATTTATATCGCTTAATTTTTACGTTTGCGTATTGCGTTGTTTGGCTTGCTGCAAAACCATTATAAGGGGTTTGTCGAACCGTCCATTTAATGTATTCTCTAATATACGGGCTTACGTTATATTCAGTAATTAAATTATTTGTGGCCGGAATTAATTTACTTAGTGTATATTGTGGGCTTGCCGGCGCGCTCCCTGTACCGTTCCATAAAAACAATTCTATTTTACTTCCTGTTTGTGATGCTTCTGATATTGTAATAATATGCGGGCTTCGTGCAAAAATACTCATTTTATATTCTTTAAATTTTGATCTAATATTTGGTTTAATAGTTGCTCGGCATCTAATCCGTATTTATCTATTAAAACATCTGGTAAAGTTTTATAAGCTTGTTCAAATGGTTTGGTAAAAAATAAACTTGGTTTAATTCCTTTATAAAAAATACTTCGCGCAATAGCAAATTGAATTCCTTTTCTACTTTGAAACTTTCCCGTTTTACTTCGTGGTGCAATTCCTTTTCTAACTATCCATTTATCCAATTTACTTGGTGGCGGCATTTTTGTTGTATACGAATAAGGCGTGTTAAATTTTCTTTTAGTTCCTGAAACTCCTTTGTCCTGAAAATTTCCGTAGGGTTCCATATTAAAATAAACGCCTATTGAATTAGGCATCTCTTTTACTTCGCCTTGAATCGAATTTGAAAGTTTTCCGCTTGCGTCTTTTCCTTGAGCGCGTAAATTTGCCTTCGCTTCATTTACTACGATGTCCCTAAATTTCTGTAAAGCTTTTAATGTTTCACTCATTAACAAATTATCATATTGTTTGCCACTAAAATATCGAAAGTCATTGTCCAACCAGCTAAATAGTTTTCAAATCGTTCTGCGAATGGTTCGCAAGTTGGGTTACCATCTACCATGAAATTATCTGAGTACAAATCACCTCTTCGCAACATTTCGTACAACCTGTTTAAAATTGCTAATTGCGTATTTAATACGTCTTGTTCATTGTCGTTGCCAATAAATATTTCTGTTACTTCGTCTTTTGATATATCTACAATATCCATAGCTAATAAACTAATATTGAAACGAATTACATTAGCTTCAAAAACCGCCGAATTTACCATGATATGCGCTAACGGAAAAATAGTTTGTTTGCCTAAATCAACTTGAAAAATATCACCGGTTGTTACCGTGTTTACTATTGCGTCATTATCCAAATGGTTTTTTAACGTGTCGATTATTGTGTAAAAGTTAGCCATGTTTTATTCTTTTGTTTAATTCGCGTTGTTCGATTTCTGTTTTTTGTCGTTCATAAGTAAGAAAGGTAAGACACTTTCGAAGTCCAAGCCTTGTAACTTCATCAAATTTGGTAACATCTCCTTTAGCGACTGCATAGATTGAGTTATACCAACCCCACTGCTTTCCAAACTGCGCTCGTTCGCTGAAGTCATTAGTTCCGGATTCTTCTCCATCTCCATCTCCAAATAAGAAAGCGAATTGTTTACTAAGTCGTTTCCTAAATTCCAAAAAAAAACACTCGCGGCCATTACTACGTCCAAAGGTGCAAACTTCATTAGATCGCTGAATTCGTCCGTACCCGTGTATTGTATTATTTCGTACCTATCTTTTACGCGTGTTTTGATAGGCCTGTACATTACTGCCATTGCTTTGTGAAAATTATCTACGCTGGTTATATTACTTTCTAAATCTATATATTCACCAAATGTTATTTCTTCTAAGTTTGGTATAAATCCAAATTCCATGTTTTGAATTTTGAACGTACTTTGAAACTTTGGTTTTTCCTGAAACAATTTATTAAAATGTAAAGCTAAATCTTTAACGTCGCTCCACTTAATTTTTATTACCTCTTTTAAATTTAAGCCACAAAATATTTCGATTGTTTTTTCTGCAATGAATTCTTGATCGTTTGAATTGTTAATTACCTTCATGAATTTTTGATAATTCTGTAAAGGTATTTCAGCAAGTTTTGTCGGTACGTGGATTTCCGTTTTCATATTGTTATAACTATTTTTTAAGATTATTGTAGTAAGTGAGGGAAATTGAATAAGCTTCGTTTAACATAATTACGTGTTTTCTAATATTCATTGGATCGTCAAATATTATTTTAATCCGTTTGCCTGTTTTATCCTGAATGTATTGCTCAACAGTGCGCACCATTATCGGTAGTTCGTCTGTCATTTGTGTAAATTATCTAATAAAATATTTACCGTAATTTGAATTCAATCCTAACGTTTCCATTTCGTGGTATCGTAAAGCATCAATTCCGTGGTCTTGTTTTCCCTGCGGTTTGTTTAATTGCTTTCCTGTTTTATCCTGGTCCCAACAATAGGCGCGTAACTCCTTAATTAAATTGGTGCTTTGTGACGTAACTAAATAGTTTTGCTGCTGCATTATATCAATACCGTAATTGATTGAATCCTTGCCTTTTGTAACGCCTTTAATCGTTATTCCGTAACGTCTTATTTCATCAATACTTTTAGGCTCGGAACTATCAGCATAAACAACAACGTTTTTAGGTAACTCTTTTGCTATGTCGCTGTTTAACATTCCTGTTTGGTATTTCAGTTCGTTAACTATTCTTTGCCCGTTGTAATTGTAAACTTCGATAATTGCCGTTGGGTCGTTTGTATATCCGAAGTCTAATCCTATTCCTATTAATTTTGCTTCGTTTGGTATTGTGTCAATGATTTTCCAATTACTAAATACTACGCCCTCCAGCATTCCAATTTCTCCCAACCCGTAAACACGCCACCAATTAGCCCAATATGCGCTTGTTAACGCTTTGTCTCGGTTCTTTTCTATTTCCTTTACTATTCGTTCGTCTAACGCTTCGTTATCCTTATAAGTTAAAATTAGAAAGTCTGAATCCGTTTCGTCTTTTAATTCAGTATGCACCCAAAATTCATTTGCCGGATTAAAATCTAAATAAACTTCTTTTTTTGTACGTATCGAAAGTTCATTGTAGCTTTCAAAGTTTACGTTATTACATTCGTTAATATATAAAATGTCACGGCGTGCACCTCTTAATTTACTTGAATCGTCTGCAGAAAAGAATTCAATTACACTACCATTTGCAAATTCATATCGTAAAAGCGACTTGTTAAAACGTTGTTCGTAGAAACGGTTTGTGCTTTTCATTATACGTAAAAAATCTTTTAATGCGCCCCTTCTTAAATGCGGAATGCTTTCCGCTACTATGCTAATTTCTTGGTTTGCATAGGTTGAAGCTTTGGTAATTAATATTGGAATTATTCCATACGTTTTACCTGCTGAAGTACCGCCTTGAATTATTTTAACGCGCTTTTTTAACGCTTCAATTTTATTAATTGCCGTCGTTATGATCACTTAATTTAAATAAAGGTTGTTCGATGTTTGTTTGTTCTATTTGTTGAATAGGTGCTCCGTACCCTGAATCCATTAATGCTTTATACGCGTTTACATCCCCATCACGGGCTTTTTTAATTAGCGCTAACGTCATTAAATCCTCTTGGCTCATTGTTTGGTTTTCACCTGTTAACGGGTTCTTTAGGTTCTGGTTTACTTCTAACCAATACTTAGCTATTGTGCTGCGGTTCTTAGATCCTTTAGGCCTTCCGTTTGGGTTTCCGCTTTCGCCTTTTTCCCAACGTGGTTGTATGTCTTTATTTGCCATTTTATAGTTGTATTCTTGTTGTTTATTTACTTATAAATTCAAAATTAAATGT